TACAACTTTTAGGTTTCGACCCATCGCAGGACGAATTAGATGATTTGTTTCCAGGTAGCGGTGGGATGAGTCAATTAGTAACAAATATGAAGGAGGAACAATGAGACCGAGGTATGGACGAAGCGAGAAACCGCTCGAACCGGACTGGGACGACGAGGAAGAGGAAGTTGAAGAATCCGATGAGGAGCCTTCCTTTGATGAGGTCGGCGAAATCAAACGAGCCGAGGCTGCTTACGAAGGCTGGCTTGAATCTTTGAAGGATCGAGGTGGTCGCTGATGGCTGACTTTGAGGAGATGCGAAAGGCTGTCACTCGTGCGATGATGCAGAATGCTCAAATACATGATCGGCTGGTCGCTCGTATAGCTAACGAGGAGGAAGTAGAACGCCTACGCCTCGAGAACTTGGAACTGCGCTCCGAAATCCAACGCCTAACACAGCAGGCCCACTATGCAGGCTAGATGCATCCTCATAGTTATCTGCTTAATTGTGCCTCTCACCGCTTTGTATCTGCTCGCCAGGTTTGTGGACGGCAAACAGTCACAGCGTTGGCAAACCATCGACCCACCAATTAAAAGGAAATCATGACTAAATACTGCGGAACCCAGACCGGATACAGGTACGGATGCCGATGCACCGAATGCAAACAAGCACACAGCAACGGAGTCTCAAAACGAACTCAACGCCGGAAACGCACCGTCAAACAGCGCTTACCATTTGAACCGATCGTCGCCTTATTTGACGACGAATCAACGAACAGCGACATCGCAGACGCTATCGGCTGTCACCCATCAGCAATCAAAAGGTATCGCACCGAAGGCATGAGCCTAGACATAGCCGACCGTGTAGCTATCCGGCTCGGCTTCCATCCACTAGTGATATGGGGATCAGAATATTGGAAAGCAACATGATGAACCCCGACCCTAAAACGGTAGAAGAAGCCATTGATGCGCTCGAATACTTATTCAGCAAACACGGCCAAATTGACTGCATACCGATAGAGGACTCAATCATCCCAACCCACAGACTGTTCTGGGACTTACTAAACCGAGTCCTACTACTAGAAGCCAAACAGGAAGCAATCATCGCAACATTGGAGGAACAATGAACCAGCAACAAGTAGCCACACATATACGCTCAAACAGGCAACGACTAGGGTTATCTCAGATCGACCTTGCCGACGAACTCGGAGTTACACAACCCTCCGTCAGTAGTTGGGAAAGAGGGAAACAAATGCCCGACATGAAGAACCTCGTCCAACTTGAACGACTGTTTGAACTCGCACCAGGAACCCTGCTCATTCCGGTCGCATACCTATCCCTCGACGGAAGCGGCAACGAGTGAAATGGATGCTCGCAGTATTAGCGAGCGCCACAATCGGATTCGCAGTCGTCAACTATCCGGCATACGCCGAAGCACCAACAGTGCGACAACCCGTCCACACTCTTGAGCGACCACCTAGCTATAAGCCGTACCGCACCGAACCAGCACCAACCATCTATGACGAGTTCGGAGATCGTAACGACCTGCCGTCCGAAGCGTGGATGGAACGAGTCGCACAATGCGAAACAGGTCAAGACCCAACCCATGTCGGCCACACCGATTCAGGCATCACCTTCCGAGGCGCATTCGGTTTCTACACCGTCGCACCAGTCGGATACAGAGCAGGAACCTGGTGGCAATGGGGAGGATGGCAGTTCGCAGACTATGCAAACGAAGCCACCTATGACGAGCAGAAGATCATCTACATCCGAGTGCATGTGACAGGCTTCTACGATCCGATTGAACAGAAGTGGTGGCCACCAGCCGGATACTCAATCAACAACTGCTGGCGGTTCGCAGGCCCACTCGAACTCAGGAAAGGATAACAATGAGTGTTCATTTTATGGCAGTACGAGAGACTTGGAGAACACCGAAAGCGGTTTTTCAAACTCTAGATGCGGAATTTAATTTTGATTTTGATCCCTGCCCACCCAACCCAACCTTCAACGGTTTAGAAATATCGTGGGGTCATAGCAACTTTGTGAACCCACCTTATGGAAATCAAATCGGACTCTGGTTAAAAAAAGCGTTCGAAGAGCGCAGGCAAAACAAACTGTCGGTCTTTCTTATTCCTTCCAGAACCGATACACGCTGGTGGCACGAATACTGCATGAACGCAAATGAAATTCGCTTCATCAAGGGTCGCTTGAAGTTTGACGATCAGCCAAACCCAGCGCCGTTTCCATCAGCCATCATCGTTATAAAACCAGAACAATAATGGGTGGCGCATCCGACAAGTAGAAAGGAGGAACCTTGTCGGATGCTGCCAACCCTAACCACAGGAGGCTTGTGGTTACACTAGAAACTTATCAAACGAATGACCTGCGGAGGCTCTCATGATCAGACCCGAAATACAACACCTCGCTGTTGACCTATCAACCCTCGAACCCCATCCCAATAATGTCCGTCAAGGCGACATAGGCGCTATAGCTATATCCCTCTCCGAACACGGACAGTACCGACCAATCGTCGTGCAGAAACATACGAACCGCATCCTCGCCGGAAACCACACCTACAAAGCAGCCAAACAACTCGGCTGGCAACAGATAGCCGCCACCTTCGTGGAAGTCTCCGATGAGCAAGCGCTCCGTATCCTGCTAATGGACAACCGAGCGAACGACCTCGCCACCTACGACGACAACGCACTCGCCGACCTGTTGAAAGAACTCGCCGAAACAGAACTCGGACTCGCAGGCACAGGCTTCGACCCCGACGACCTAGACCAACTCATCTCCGATCTAGGCAAAGGCGACCGACCCATCAACGGTGACCCCGACGACATACCCGAACCACCACCAGCAAAAACAGTCCCAGGTGACATCTGGCTACTCGGCCCACACCGACTCCTCTGCGGAAGCAGTACCGTCCCCACCGATGTAGACAAACTAATGCAAAACGACAAAGCCACCATGATGTTCACCGACCCACCCTGGAATGTCGCAATCGGCAAAGACCGAAACCCACGCCACCGCCAACGCAAAGGTCTCGAGAACGATGATCTATCACCACAAGACTTCACCAACTTCCTAAACGGCTTCGCCACCAACGCCGCTCGATATGTAGACGGAGACATCTACTGCGTACTCGGTTCAAGCACATGGCCGACCCTCGACACCGCACTCCGTAACGCCGGATACCACTGGTCAGCAACCGTCATCTGGGTAAAGGATGTGTTCGTTCTAGGACGATCCAAATACCACCGACGCTACGAACCGATCTGGTACGGCTGGCACACCAAAGGCAAGTCATCCTTTCAGGGACGCAGAGACCTCGATGATGTGTGGGAAGTACCACGACCACGCCGATCCGAAGAACATCCCACAATGAAACCGATCGAACTAATGAAACTCGCCATCGAAGCCTCATCAGCACCTGGAGACATAGTCCTCGACCTATTCGGAGGTTCCGGCTCCACCCTCATCGCCGCCCACACCGCAGGACGCACCGCACGCCTAATGGAACTCGACCCCACCTACTGCGATGTGATCTGCGCTCGATACCAGGCACTCACAGGTGAAAAGCCAATTAACAAAGCGACCAACACCCCACACGACTTCCTCCAGCAGTGATCCCCAAACCATGCCAAACCTGCGGTCAACCCACCCCTCGAACCCGATGCAAAACATGTCAAAGCCTCCACGCCAAGACACAACCGAAAAGAACGAACCGAAAACATTATTCTGGAAACTACCAACGCCGAGCAAAGGCAGTGGTAGCTACCGCCACGCACTGTTGGATTTGCGGAGAAGGCCCCAAAGCAAATGACCCATTCACCGCCGATCACATCTACCCAGGTCAACCGGACTCCCCACTCCTGCCAGCCCACCGAACCTGCAACTCCCGAAAACGAGACCGCTACATCCCCCCACCCGAGCGCATTTAGGGGTGGGTCAAAAACTGGCCGCCCGAAGCCCAACTTGACCCAAGCCGAAGCCAGGCGTATGCGTCCGCGAAATAAAGTGTTTTTTTGATATGGAAACCCGAGGTCGCAAACCTAAACCGATTGAGCAGAAGGAGCGTCTTGGCAACCCAGGCAAGCGAGCGCTTCCGAAGGCTCCGAAGGTGGCTGTGTTGCCGTCTGCGCAGGCGCTTCCTGATCCGCATCGACCTTTGATGGGCACGCCGGATAAGCCTGGTGCTGGCCTGCACCTTTGGAGAATGTTGTGGCGTTCCGGTTTGCCGTGGCTTAGGGAAGGCTCCGACTCGGAGTTGTTGATGATGGTCTGCGAGATGGCTGACGAGCGTCAGGTGCTTCGGACACTGGTTCTGCGTGACCCGACTGCTTGGCGTGAGCGAGCAGCGTTGAGGCAGTTGGATGCACAGATTGAGAGAACGCTAAGCATGCTTGGCTTCTCACCGACCGATAGAGCGAGGCTCGGACTAGGAGAGGTGACGGTCAATGAACTCCAAGCGTTTAGGGAGCGGATCGCATCGAAGCGTGCTGTCGCCAAGTAAGGCGTGGCAACCTGCGTACTTCACTCCGAGGGTCTATAAGCAAACCGATGGTGGAGATTTGGCTGCCTTCTCGGAGCAGTTTCTACAGGTTCTGAAAGGTGTGCGTGCCGGACAGACGCTCGAGTTGACCCCGTGGCAACGCTGGCTTATGGACAGCCTTCTCGAACGCCGACCGACCGATGGCAGGCTCAGGTATCGGCGAGCGCTCATCGGCTTGCCGAGGAAGAACGGAAAGTCGCTCCTCGGTTCGGCGCTAGCTCTGTATGGCCTGTTTGGAGGCGAGCCTGGTGCAGAGGTGTATTCGGCGGCTGGCGATAAGAAGCAGGCAAAGATTGTGTTTGAGGAAGCAAGGCAACAAGTCCTGCGGTCTCCAATCCTGTCCTCAGAATGCAATGTGTACCGTGACGCTCTCGAGGTTCCGTCCACGGGTGCTATCTACCGTGTGCTGTCAGCCGATGCGAAACTCCAGCAAGGTCTTAACCCTTCGCTTGTGCTGTTTGACGAGTTGCATGTTCAACCGAACCGTGACCTTTGGGATGCGCTCACTCTCGGTTCCGGCGCACGCCTCGAACCGTTGACGGTAGCTATCACCACAGCCGGATACGACATGGACACTATTTGTGGATCGCTTTACCAATACGGCAAAGCGCTCTGCGGAGGCGACATAGATGACCCGACCTTCGGTTTCTATTGGTGGGAAGCACCAACCGACTGCGACATAGATGATCGTAAAGCGTGGAACATAGCTAACCCGAACCTGGCTCTTGGCCTGCTTGACACCGAGGACATGGAAGCCGCCATGCGCCAATCTGCTGAAGCACCATTCCGGCGCTACAAACTAAACCAGTGGGTACGCACCGATGGCGACTCATGTTGGCTGCCGAAAGGCGTGTGGGAAAACTGCACAGGCGAGGTCGGCTTTGACCGTGATCTGCCAGCGTTCGTGGGTATTGACATGGCGCTAAAACACGACTCAATAGCGGTCGTGATTGCGCAGCCACAAGACAACAGGATCGCTGTTCAGGCACGCATCTGGCATCCCGACATAGACGGTATGGATGTGTCAGCCGTTGAGGAACACCTGCGGTTCCTGCATCGGGAGTTCAATGTTCAGGAGTTTGCCTACGACCCTGCGTTCTTTCAACGGTCAGCCGAGGCGCTATTTGATGACGGTCTGCCAATGCTCGAATTTCCGCAGAACGGTCAACGCATGATTCCAGCCTGCGGTACAACCTACGAACTGATCGTTAACAACAAGATCATCCATGACGGCTCACCAATGTTCACCGACCAGGTTCTATCGGCGGCTCAACGCATGACCGATTCCGGCTGGCGGTTAAGTAAAGGCAAGTCTCGTCGTAAGATTGACGCATGTATCGCAATGGTTATGGCCGTCGACCGAGCCAGCCGTCGCCAAATCGCACCACCCGAACCACCACAGTTCTTTGCTTAGGAGGCACATGAAATACCTACCAACCGTCCTGCAACTCACAGGACTAGTCACTTTGACTATCGGCGTGAGCATGTTTTCAATTGCTCTCGGCGTAATCACAGGCTCTGTTGC